ACCGCCGGTTGATCCGAGGGTTCGGATCCTTGAACGGAGTGACGTGGCCCACCATGCGAGACATGGACTCCTTGGTCAACCCCAATTGTTGAAGTATCGTCATTTTCCCCTTCTATTAGTCTGTTAGGGCTTTCTTGAGTTCGATCAGGGTGCAGTTGTCGCCGTCGGCCAGGTGTCGATTGGCTTCGAGTGTGGATCGGATGGCTGACTCCAGGTGCTTGATGCGCTCCTTGGCCTCCTCCAGTTCTTTCCAAGTCTTCACTCCGTCAATGGTTCTCATTTCTTCGATGGTCATAGTATTGGCTCCACAGTGATGTAGTACCCTGTCTCGCGGAATGGTCCACCAGGCAGGCAGTGTGCCACTCGATGGGTTGCATCGGAATCTGAACAGTCCTTGTCCCATCCATGCACATGGTGAATCCGACAATATGGGCACCAGACTCTGATGGTGTTTCCATTCTTGGTTCCTGCCAGTAAAGGCCATGCTTTCTTGTTCCAGCGTTTCATGGATTCTTGGTAGTAAGTGACTTGATGTATCGGTTCCTCTCAGCCGGTTTGGCGTCGATGATGTACTGCAAAGCTCCGCAAGCATTCACGCTCGCGGTATGTTCCCAGTCCTCTTTGTTGTCGTAGTACTCATGCCACCGCTCGCTGGGTGCGACGACAATCTGGCCGGTTCTCTTGTGGCGGAACACGAATGCGGCAGGGCCGATGGGTACGATCATCTTCCCTCCAACCATTTTTCGAGGTCATGGAGTTCATCCACTTTGGCTTCGAGTTGTTTGATTTGGTCGTTGAGACGATTGAGTTCTTTGACGATGCCCCGTGGACGTATGTCGCTCAGGAACTTGCCTTCTGGAGTCTTGATGCTGAATCCATTCAGTGGAGGCATTCGTCGCAATACGATGTGGGTGTAGCGTTTCACGGCTTGTCCTCCTTCACCTTGCCGGTGTCTCGGTCAACGACACCCAATGCAATGGCGTTGAACAGAACGGTGTACCCGCAGTTTTGGCACTCGACTTGTATCAGGGGGGTGATGGCTGCGCCGGGGCAGTGATTACCTTCGTTGAACTCTCGGACCTCAACGAGGGTTCCAATGCTCCAAACGGTGGTGGGGATGCAGATCGGGCATTCGCGCTTGCCCTTCCAAACAGTGGAAATGCTTTTGGTGATGAGCTTGCGCTGGGAATCGTTGAGGTTCACGGTTTGTCCTCCGTTGTGAATCCGATGCCAGCTTTGTCCCACAGCAGCAGATCCGCTCTCAATGCGTCGTTCTCCTGCTCCAGTTGCTTGATGCGTTCGGCGGCATGATCGAGCTTCAACAGCAGCGGCTCGCGGGTTTTCTTCGCAATCGCGTTCCGATCCTGCTTGGTCCGCTCCAGCTCCTCCTCCAGCCGCTTGATGCGGTCTTGCTGTTCTTCCAGTCGCTGTGCTGCTTCAGCAATGAAAGCGTTGGTAACTCCATCATCGGATATGATGTCTCTTGAAAATATCCGCATGGCTGCGATCAGTGTTTCGGTTGAGGTTTTCACGGCTTGGCCTCCTTGGCTTCTGTCCAAATTCTCACTCTGGCCGCATATTCAAAGGGGTAGATTGCTTCATCCCCACCCTCCTCCAGCCGCTTGATGCGTTGGTTGAGTTTTCTGTTCTCATTTAGCAGTTCGTCACGATGATCTGCTATCTCATCAATGATGCTTGATTTTGGTAGATTCACGGCTTGTCCTCCTTTTTAATTAGACTGAACAGTTCATCTCTTACGCGAAATTTTACGACCGCCTCAACCAATCCTCCGTCAGACGATTCTCTCGCTTGTTCAGATTTTGCGTCGATTGCCGCGTCAATGTATTCCAATAGTTTGGTCAGTAGTTCTTCGTTCATATCTTTGCATTCCTAGCTAGTATTTTATCAGCAACCGCTGTGCATCCCTTGTTTCCATAGAATCGAAGCACTTCAATCTCACGCTCCAGCCGCTTGATGCGGTCTTGAAGCCGCAGGTTTGCTTCATCCAGCAATTGCTGCTGCCGGATGATTGCATTGGCCGCGTTGAGTTCGCGTTCGAGCCTCCTGCACAGCATACCGAGTTCGGCCACGTTGTGCGGTGTTGAGTCTGATATCGGTGTATCGCTCACTTGCCATCCCTCGCTTTGAGCATCGCGTCGGCTATTTCGTAAGCCATAATCGCGCTCTGGTTTATGTTGTTGTACCATCCCACTTCGTTCATTGCATGCGCCGCGAAGTAGTCGCGCATTGAAATACCATGGTAATTGATTGCTGGAGTAATTCCGTCCCATTGCGTTGTATGTGGAAACGCCGGTCCTCCGTCGTTGATTGGTGCGCTCATTTCGATTCCTCCACCTTCACCATCGGAACAAAGTCCAATCGGTTGCTCTCGTCGATTGCGATTCCCCAATTGTTCCTGCGGCAGGACAGTTCGGTGGCGTTGTACACTTCCGCCACCTTCTCGTCCGGCAGGTAAATGGACAGCAGTCCTTTGAATGTTAGTCGTACCGTCTCTGATTTGTTTTGTTCGCTCATTTTGCTTCCTGTCTCTTTAGATATTCTGCAATTGCTTCATCTGCCAGTCCCTGAGTTCTATATCCATTTTTGATTGCGTATGCCTTTAACTCAGCATGCACATCTGGTGACACTAAAACGTGTTTAACAAGCTCACGGTTTCGTTTGGATTTGTTTGTTCTTTTTGTTCCTGTTCCAGTAGCTGACTTCATATCTTTTAAGTTTCTTCGCTGCACGATAGGTTTCACCGGCTTGGCTCCTGCTCATCTGGTACACCCCGGTACCATCGTTGATCATTCGTTTGACCTGCTCGCTCATCGACCACCTCCCTGGGCGTAGTGGAGGACCAGCAGGGCGTCACAGTTCTTAAGCGTGACATCGAGGTGCGGATACAGTTCCTGGGCCTTGGCCTTGAGCTTGCGCTTCCACTCCGCGGAGTTGGCGCAGGAGCGTTTACCACCCAGTCCAAGAGGGTCTTGCCATACCTTGGGTTCCACGCGGTGGAGGGCGTAGCCAATGGAGTAGGCCAATCCTTGGATGATGCCGTAGTTCTCATGTAGCGTGGCAACGCTTGCAGCAGGAGTCAGCTTGCTCACGAACTTGGGGACCTTCTCAATCCAGAGATGGCTATCTGCTAATTTGAATCCGCTTAGTAGTTGCGCCATGTCCGGTAAGGATTCGGGCATTGCGAACAGGAGGATCCCGTCCTTGGTGTGGATTGCGAACCCGCCGTTCACGCCGGGGTCACAGGCTACGATTGTTTTGCTCATTGGTTTTGGTTTGTTGGTGTACTGAAATTTTTGTTAAAGAGCGCATCCACCTTCGCACTCAAAGTTGAATGCTGATTGACCGCGCTCTCCGTCGGTCAGGTGCACCTCTTTAAGAGGTCTGCAAGACTTGTGGAGGTAGAGCTTGTCGTTACATCCCCTGCTCATGACAGTGCCTTCGATTCGGAGTGCATCGTCTATTTCGACAGCTCTAGCCCATCCATCTGGATCGGATTCTCTGAGCTTGAGCCATTCATGGTCTGACTTGTACGGGCAAAATACGCAGGCGGAGCGAGGAACCTTGTGAGGTATTCCGTAAGCATCCAGCCACTTCACGCAGTCTGTTCTGGTCATCATCTTGTCGCAGAGCGGGAACTCGGGTTCAGACCAGTGCGGACTGTTGCCTTTGATGCGTGTAGCTCGGCCCGCTTCATCGAGGCTAATTCCGAAAAGCTGGGTCAGCTTGGTGTTGATGCGCTGACCTTTCTCAAGGCCAAGGAGTTTTCTGCGGATGAATTGTTCGATCGGTTTGATTTTGTATTCGCTGGTGCATTGTCTACGCATAATGCCAAGCGGCTCACCTTCGTTCTGAGCGGTGAATGCGGGGATTGTAGCGTGACGTTGACCAGTCGAATTCATTCCATGCTTTAGGTCTTCTCCAAGCATGCCTGATGAAACGATGTGGATTGTTGGGCCACCTAAACTCTGGAGCCACTCCATGTGCTCATAAACAGAGTTTGGCTCCTCCCCGAGGTCAGCAAAGATGGCGCACTTGATGGGTTCAATTTCACCGCGCATCGCCATCAGGTACAGCGTTGTGGATTGAACTCCTCCGCCTAGATTCAGGATTCTCATTGGTTGTGGTTTGTTGGGATTTGATAGTGAGAGTGTGGCCTACGTAGACACCTGCGATCACGCAGAGCGGCATCAGCACGGCCATGGAGACGATGGTGAGTGCGGTGCTCATACGATTGAGCATCCGAGTTCCTTGTAGCACTTGATGCGTTTCTTGGCGTGGGCTTCTGCGAGCGGATGGAAGGTGTCGCGGAAGTCGTGGATGATCGCGTGATCCTTTCCTGGCGCTCGACGCAGCGCACGGCTGGCCCGCTGGATGGTCTTCTGGGCGCTCCGCCCACCGGACACCATGACCAGCGTGTGGACGTTCGGCAGATCCAATCCCTCGTCGGCCAGAGAGGTGGCGATCAAGATCTGGATGTCTCCTTTCCTGAACGCATCCATGACATTGGATCGGACCTTCTTCGGAACCTTCGAGTGAATGCAGACAGCGCCAGACAGCAGCGATGCGAACCACATCCCGAGTGTGACTCGTGGAACCAGAACCAGAGTTGGAGAATTGGAACATCCACCTTCTGATGCCATCATCGCGGCCATTCCGTTTCGCTCCATGTTCTTGCAGATTCCGATCTCGGTGATCGCTTCCCAAGCGCACATCGCACGGAGTTCGGCGTGTTTGATCCGCATGTAGCGTTTGCGATCGTTGAAGAGCATCTCGATGTGATCATCGATCTTCTGCTGGAGACCTTTGTCGCTGGCCGAGTGCATGTACACGGTTGCGTGGGCCAGAACTCCTTGGAGTTCCTCGCGCTTGATCTCGAACTGATTGCCGCGGAACAGCTTACGGAGTTCTTCGTTTCGCTCGCCGTCATCGGACCAAGGCGTTGCGTCGAAGCCAAACCTCAGTCCCTTGCACGACTCGATAATGCGCTTCCATGTGGTCGCAGGCGCATGCTTGGCTTCATCGACGATGATCAGTTTCTTGCTGCTGAAATCTACGGATTCGTGGGGGCAGCGCACATCGACGCGAGTAGGGTCCACACCCACAGCCACGAGAGCATCGCATGCCTGCTGACAGGTCTCACGAGTGGGAGCAATCCAACCAAAGGTCCAGCTAGGATCCTGTGAGTAGTGCTTGATGATCGATGAAGCGATCAGTGTCTTGCCGCATCCTGCTGGTGCGATGATGAGTCCATCAGCGCCAGACTTGGCCCACTCGACCGCTCGTTGCTGGTAGGGACGCAGCAGAAATGCTTGCGTCGAAATGGTTTCCGGATGATCTTTGGTCTGCATAGCGTGTCGTTGCGCTTTGTTTGTTTGTTTTGGACTCATGTCACCCCCCGGAGCCTGCACTCTCCGGGGGGCTTTTGTTTGTAGGTCAGATGGTGTCGTTATCGCTCGGCACCTTCTTCATGCGACGGACACGCAGAGCGGTCTGCTCAGCACCGAACTTGTCGGTGTACTTCTCCTCTTCTAGGACGATCACGAGGGACAGTCCAACGAAGCCTTGGAGGAATCGGAAGAAGGCTCCGTTGAGGCTAAAATCGAACTCAGCACCGTCATCGATGTTTGCCTCGGTCGCACTGATCAGCGCCTGAATGCGCCACATCATGGTGTCCTTGAGAACGAAGCGGTCGCTGATGACCTCCCCGGATGGACCCTTGTATCGCAGGGTTGCGACGCTGTTACCGCTCTTGTCCAGACCGTCATCCTTACAGGAGTTGACGATGACAGTGTATTCGCCGGGGCCGGCAAACGGCTTCACTTCGGCTTGGGAACGATCGACTTTGAATTTCATGTGTTGGGATGTGTGTTGTTTATTCGGACTGACGAGCCGCCCACGCGGGCAGCGAGAGTGATTGGATGGTTGATGAGTAACAAGGCCAAGAGTTGAGCTGTTGGCATTCGACGAACGTGCGGAGTTGCTCCTCGATGATTGAGTGACCGAGGTCAATGGCCTGTTGATCGAGTTCGTAGCAGGCCACGCCATAGGGCGCTTCCTTCTCGACTGCGATGAAGATGAACCGGTTGACCCCGGTCATGCGCTGGTACCACGCGGCTTGCACGTGATAGCGGAACTGGGCGCACGACTTGCCGAAGGACGCGGGTGAGGCGTCCTGGGTGGTTTTGACATCGATGATGTAGTCCTTGCCGAGCCCGTCGATGCGAGCCTTGACCTTCACGCCATTCCACGAGTCGAAGCACGAGACCTCGGTCTGGATGCCGTTGAGTAGCGGCGCTGCGGCAGGGTGAGCGTGAACCGCGGCGGCGGCTCCGGTGATGTTGTCCCACTGCTCTTGATTGAGCGGGTTCATGCCTGAGGCGATGATGGCCTCGTAGGCTGCTTTGCCGTCCTTGGTGCGGCGATCGCCGGTGAACACCG